CTTCTGATTCACAAGACGTTTCCTATATCGAGACCGGATATATGACCGCGCCCGCTCGGGACTGATATTACGCCGTACCTGCTCTTTCTTTGGTTCGTCGGCGCCTAGATCCCACGGCTGCCAGGTGCTCCCGTCCTGCTTGGTTGAGCCCGCGGAGTTGCGGACGTCCGCGCGCAGATTGGCCAGCATTGCGATCTGAAATTTCTGGTGATCTATAAACCGCTTGCGCAATGCGAATACCTCACGGTGGCTCATCTCCCAGAACGCAGAATCGGTGAGCCCCAAGCCATACGGCGCAGGACTCACCCCAAATGCCCACCGGTCCAACCACTCCTGCTCTACGCTGCCGGCCGGTCGGTCGTCTCTGTCGTCACTGTCGGAGTCGGGCCGGCCTTCGCGCGCCGCTCCGACAAGCGTTTTACCAGCGCAAGCACCACAGCCTTTCCGATGTTGCCCATCACCTCGGGGTCATCTTCCGGCAGGATCTCCATCCACTGCTCAGCGGTCAGTGGCTCTTGACGCGGGATGGCGTTGGTGAAATTGTGGCCAGTGCAGGCCGCGAACAATTGGAAGACGAAGGCGAGACGACGGGGATCGGAGTTGTGCTCCGTGTTGAGGATTTGCAGGAGGTCTGACATCTGGTAGCCCCACTTCGACACCAGATATTCGGCCAGTTGGCTGTACTTGACGATGTACGTTCTGCCGCCCACTGTGACCGTGGGGTATTCAATAGGCGGCAGCCCGGTTGTTCCGTTTGGTTGCATGGCGATAGATTACCATGCGTACGAAAAATTACGCAGGCAGCGGTTGACCAGCAGGCGTCACAGTGTCAGCCCACAGGGTGGTGATCTTGCCGCTGCAGCGCAGTTCGGTATCGGCCGAGAGGACGCCAGCGACAGGTCCCTTGAGCGAGAATTTGTGGACGTAAGCGTTGAACGAAAGCAGTCCGCCGTCCGCCAACATGATGCCATCCTCGTCGGTGAACCACAGCAGCCACGAGCGGAATTGCTTCGAGTCGAACAATTCCTCAAGCGCGTTGGGGTTGCCCGCCAGGGAGGGCACGGACGGATCGAACCAGCACGGGAATCCCAGGGTGCCGGGGTCCTTGAGGGTGGTTACGAAGTTGCGCCAGTCGTCGCCGTGTTTCGACACGTCAACGTCGGTTGCCGAGAGGCCAGGGCCGGTGAAATCTCCGGCGTTGGCGACGGCCAGATAGGTCACTGGGGAGGTCTCCAGTGCCAGGAACAATTGCAGTGGTGCTGTCGGTATGCCCGGAGGCTTCGGTAGTGACATCGTTTCTCCTTAACTCGGTTCTACGTTGAAAATTCTGTAATCCAAGGTCGTGACCGGGATGGCCCGGTCGGTCAGCGGATACACCCCGCCGCGTTGGTTGAGCCGGAAGTTGGCTGGCGGCCCGCTGTTGGTCCGCACTGGCGAAAGGAACTGGCCATTGTCCACAAAGTTCGCCTTGTCCAACCAATTCGAAATGGCGGCCGCAGCGTTACCCGAAACTTCCGGGTTCGAATCCAGCACGTCGATCTGCACCCGGTCCTGTGTCAGCGGGTTGCGCCCGTTGTGAAAATAGGTCGTAATCTGGGAAACGCTCAGCAGCCTGGCGCACGTGCCCTGCGGAATCTTTCCCTGCGGAAGTTGAGTGTCGAACCAGCGAAAGGTCGCGAAGTCCGATCCGAAGAACGCCTGCAGCGTGGGCTCGCTGAACGCCGAGATTTTCATCCTAGAGAACAGGCTCATATGGTTTGCACCGCTGCCCTCACCCGGGTCTCTTGCCGTTGGGAATCCGGCTCCACGCCCAGAAGATCGTAGGTGACTCCATCGATCACCACATTTCCGCCGTTGCGCCACACGGCCACTGCAGCCGGATAGTAGGCATCCAGCAGGATATGGCGCTCCCCCTTCGAGAGGATCTGTGGCTGCGCCTTGCCCTCGTCAACGCTGAAGCCTTCTCCGGTCCCTAGCGGAGCGTCCATGCACTTGATATCGATCAGGCCCGCCACGGGCGTGTAGGTGTTCAGCGGAAATCCGGTCGGCCCGGTGCCTCCGGTCTGATCCTGGAAGGTTGCCAGAGAGCGCATGAGCCCGGTCTCGCGAACCTGTGCCATGACCGCATCCACTTCGTACTGCAGTCCCTGTTGCATCAGGCGCCACCGCCAGTCTGCCGCTGGACCTGCGACCAGAAGCGATCGCGGAAAGACCAGACCGTGGTGACCTGCTCGAAGATTACGAAAGCGCCGGACTCATCGTCCACCGTGCGGTATTCCTGCGCCTGGGTGCGGAGTGCGAGCGCGGCCTTGTCTGGCGATAGTGAGACATCCAAGAGCTTGGTGATGCTACTCAGCCGAGCCTTGTTCGAAGCCAGCGAGTCGAGCGCCAGAGCCGCGACCCGAAGATACGAAAGAGGCTGGCTCGGAAGGTTTCGGCCAGCCGGTCCCGAGAAGAACATGGAACTCTGAAACTGGGACATCTGGATCACATAGAACGCGCTGATCTCCGTGTCCGAGAAGATGGCCGGCTGCTCATCGGTGTTGACTGTATCCGAGATGAGCAAGCGCACGTATGCCACCTGGGGATTGGTGTCGAAGTCATACGTGAATGGTGAAGTCATTGCCATAAATAAAAAATGGGCCACTGCCGCCAGCATCGGAGGAAATGCCAACCGCAGCGGCCCCATGGGTACCTGAGTCCTTTACGAGCCGCTGGCGTTGCTGCCCACGGTGGAGCGGCCGTCAACAGGCATACCGCCCATAACGCCGATGATCATCAGGTCATTGCGCAGCGTGTCGTAGTTGCCCATGGTGGTTTCGATTCCACCGCCGAGACGCTGGATATTGGGAACGCGCTGGAAAAGCTGCGGCGTCTGGTAGCCCTGAAGCTGGCCGAACTCCACCGATGGACGGTTGACCATTCCGGGGTCCACTACCAGTGCCCACGAGTGCGGGTGGTTGCTGGCGATGATGGACAGGTATGGGTCCATGATCGGGGTAACCCGCGCCTTCATCCAGTTGTTGATTTGCAACTGGTAAGCGGGGAACCCGGTCGCTCCGGCCTGCGTACCGCCAGTCACGCTGATATTGCTTTGCAGCGTGTTCATGAGGTTCTGGACAGTGACCCATTCGGTGTTGGCGTAAACCAGATACACGTTGGAGTTGCCCACCATGATCGGGTTGCCGGTGTCATCCTTCATGTTCATCAGGACCGTGAAGGCATCCTGCAGGCCCTGCGCGGTGAGCGCCGGGTTGGTGCTGCTGGCCCCATTGGCGGTGCTGATGATATTGCCGTACCCGCTGCTATATAGCGAAGCGTTGGGACCGTTGATGTCCCAGAAGAAGCCGCTGATGAGTTTGGCGGTTCCGCGGTTGCCCTCGATAGCAAGGCGCTTCGGCAGATCGCGGAAGATTCCCAGGTCATCGTTGACGCCGGCGGCCCAATCGACCGAAGTCCCTGCCTTGTAAGCGGTCGGCTGATAGGTCAGAGCCGCAGTGCTGGCCGTCGCTGGAACCGATCCACCCTGCGGAACCGGGCCGGTCAGTGCCGAGTTCGGAGCGGGCGCGGCGGGCGTTACCTGAGTGAACGGCGAAACAATGCCATCGTACAGGTAGCGCTTGACCACGCGGAAATCGGTGCAGGTGTGCCGTTTGACGATGGCGTAGGTTTCGATCGGGAAGTCGTTGTACCAGCCGTAATACTGGCGGTCAATGACATCAGTGAAGAGAGCCTGATAGTCGGTGTTGCTCATCGACTCGCGGAGTCCCGACATGCGGAAACCGTCACCGTACAGGCCGGGATATTGCGCGGCCAGGTGCGCGACGTAAACCTCGTGGGTCGGCCGCATCGCTTCGGAAAGCAGATGAGACGGCGCGCGCCCGCTGATCACGTCGCTGTAGAGCTTGGCCGCGGCGCGAGTGCGCCGGGATTCGTTGGCGCGGGTGATGGGTCGGAAGCCTTGGGCCTCGATCGCATCCAGGCCGCCAGCAACGCTGGAGAGTTCAGAAATCGGTGTGAATTGCATTAGCCCAACCTCACCCATGCGGCAGTGTCGGTGAGTCCGCTACCGACGGCGGTTTGATACTGCGGGTCCAATGTTCCAAAGAGAACCCCGGTGGAACTGTTCGCATCCAGCGTGAGCCCGGTCGTTACGTTCGTGGACGAATCCAGCGTGCCCACGGCGTATACCTTGCCGCCCGGGTTGATCACTGCGGCCACAACCGGCGATTCCGTGGAACGCCCGATCACCGTGAGGATGTACGATCCCGTCAGTTCGAAGGTGGTACCCCCGTAGACCGATTCGTAATCGTTGATGGCGACTGCTGGGTCGGCGCCCAGCAATACCGGGTCACCCGCCTTGACCGTGATGGGGCACTTGGCCTGACGCTGCGTGCCGGGAGTGGAGAGGATTACCTGATTCTTCACGCTGCCCGTCCTTTCGCAGCATGCTTAGCCGCGTTTTCGGTGAGCCCGAGGGATTGCCAGATCTCCAGGTCCTCTTCGAGCTCCCGCTTGGAAGCCGCTTCACGCGCCGCGATTTCCTCGGGCTTGGGAGCAGGGATTGGGGCACCGATGCCCATTCCGCGCACCTGCGCACCACCGCTTTCGGCTGCGATCAGCTTGCCGACGCGCTGCGCTTCGGCCACAACTAACGGAGCCAATGCGTCTTTGTCGAGTGCGCCCTCCTTCGTGGGGATCGTTCCGCGAAGGACCGTCTCCACGATGTAAGCCTTGGTTTCGTTTTTGAGGGCTACCGTTTCCAGGAGGCGCGTGGCCTCTTGTCGCGCATCCTCTGGAAGCCGCGATGTACGGATGCCCGCCTCTACCAGCCTTTGTACTTCCTCAGCCGTCATACTTGCGGCCTCCTGTATTGGATTGGCGGGTTTCGCCGCCTCGGTCAAAATCATTCCCCCAGCGCCGGCGCGCGTCACCACGTCAACCGACTCTGCGGAGGTCAACTCTTTCAGGACCGGGACGCCTTCCTGCTTCCGGCCGGCTTCTGCGATGCCCGATGCCCTGATGCTCATGCCGACGTGGGGGGCCTTCTCCTCCACCATCTGGCCGTGATCGGCGAACACCTTCATGCGCGCGTAGAGCCCTGGCCCCTTGACGTGCGACTCGTGGTACACGGCATCGGTGGTCAGGACGCCCGCGAGGTTCTTCACGTCGCCTTCCGGCCGCGCGGCCTCTTCGGCCATGGTCGGGTGGTTGACGTAAACGTGGGTGTTGGCCTTGAAGACCTTCGGCCCGTCGCGTTGCAGCACTTCCTTGGGGTAGAAGGCACTGGATCCCTTGCCCGGCGCGATCAGCTTGATTTCGTAATCGGCGCGCGCTTCTTTCAGGACGATGGCTTCGGTGGTGGCGGCTGATTCGACAAGCCGCATCCCAGTCGTCGCGCCTTGCGCCTGCTGCGCTGCAGCCTCACCCGGTTTCGCCGCCTCCTGCATAGAGCAGTTGGCTCCCAGGGCTGCAGCCGAGTCGTGGATGGTCTGAAGTTGCACCATGTCGCGCTTCGAATTCCGCGCGCCAGCTTCGGTAAGGCTGTCCGACTGCACTTCATATGTTGTCAGGGGGGCTACATCGACCGCAGTTGCTGTGTCGATTTTGCAGGAAGTCGCGCTGATCGTGTAGGTTGCTTTCTTGAGATCTGAACTGCACGAATAGACCACATCGCCGGACTTGTCGTCCCCGAAGACCGCCACTACGTAGCACCAGCTACCAGTCCCGCGAAAGGCATCGTTAAGAGCATCGGAAAGGCGAGTGCGGATATCTTCATGGCACATCGCCGTGGCCGCTTCCTGAATTTTTAGAGCAACGGTGAGGTATCCGGCACGAAGGACCATACAACGGGCATGTTAAGTGCGTTCCTGCTCAATTGCATAGCGAAAGGCGAAAAAGTTAGTAAACTAACGTTCATGGAGAATCAGGCAGCAATCGCGGAGAAATGCGGGCGGTGTGAGGCAGATCTGGACACACAGGGGTCCCCGAAGTGGTGCAAGCGCTGCCGAACGGAATACCAGAAGGACCACAAGGCCACCAAGGAAGAAATGCTGGCCGTCCGATCCTTTGCTGAGGGAGTGGAGGCTATGCGCCACGTGCTGGTGCGCGCATTCATGAAGTTCTCCATGGTCCCGATCTATGGAGGCGAGTGCGCCCGTTATATCGGCGCCACTGCGCCGCCGCGATACGGTGAGCAGCCGAACCCCGCGCCTGGTCCGCAGCCCCTGCCAAATAAAACGGCCCCCGACGTTGCCGCCGAGAGCCGTTGACGCAAAACAGAACAAGCGATTGTTGCTGCTACTTTATCACTCCCGCGTCCATTAGCTAAGCTGGAGCCACCAGCCCGTACCGGGAGCGAAGCCGCTGAACTTCTCGTACGTGTGGCCGTCCGGTGCGGTGTAGTGGGCTCCGGCGGGCGTGGTGTCATGCGGCCCCTGCTGGAACCATCCGCCGCCGAGTGCCACGCCCACATCAGACACGCCCTGCGGCTTCAGCGCGTTCAACTGCGCCTGGGTCAGAGTCTTGTCGGGATGCACGGCGTCGGCATCGCACACGGGCGTGGTGCCAACCTGATAGAACACGAACCCTTCATCGTTGGCTGGAGCGAGTTC